TGCCTTCGGCGCTGGCGAAGTCCAGCGGATCGACGCTGGTGCCGTCCAGCAACTGCGTCACCCAGATTTTCTGGCTGTTGGGCTCGTTAAACACGAAGTAGCCGTCGATGTAGCCAACCGTCACGGCACCCGGAAAGTCCGGGTCGGTGATCTGCTGGAACACGTCGGTCTGGGCGTTGTAGATGTAGCCCTGCGGGTTAGCAGCGATAAAAAGCTGCGTGCCGTTGTCGGCCATGCTGACCGGCCCGGTGCCCGCAACGGTGCCCTTGGCGACCGCGTTCCAGTTCGTGTCGATCTGATAGAGCGTCGGGCCTGACACGACGTAACCGTAGCCGCCATACGTCCACTGCCCGCGGATCGGGCCGATACCGACCGTAGCCAACAACGACAGCCCGGGCGCGCGCTGAAGAAACGCGGGCTCCTTGCCGCCTTCGGGAACAACCTCTGGAAAAAGGTTGACCATGCGGTTGTCGGCGGCGTTGACGCTGCGGGCGACATACGCCGACCCAAGGATCGGCGTCTTCATCAGTAGTTCCCTGCGTAGACGTTAAAGCGCTGCCGCGTGGCGACGAGGCTGTACGGCATGGACATGATGTCGTCAGGGTTGTTGATGCGCTTCAGGTCACGCTTGCTGGCCATCGCAATCCGGCGCACCTGCGCGGACGGCTCGACGCCAAACTCCGGTGCGAATTCGCAGGCCAGATTGTAGCGGAACGCCCGCAGGTAGCCCGGCGGGAAATGCAGCGTGGTCGCCAGCGTGGCCGGCTGGGTCAGTTCTTCGACCGAAATGAAATGCCATGTCAGGTCGCGCGTCGGGCGCGGATAGACGTACATGTCAATGTCGGGGAACGTGTTGTTGACGAAGATGACCTGCGGATACGTCGAGGTCACGGACTTAACCGCGATGCCGTCGTACTGCTGCTGGTTAATAAACTTGATGCCGTAGCTAACGCCGGTGCCGGGATCGACGAAATACGTCGCGTCATCCAGCAGCACCGGGCGATTGCCGACAAAGTCGCCGCTTGGGCCAAGCGTGCGATTAAGCTGGCCTGCCGGCCATGTGAACACCTGATCCTGCGTCGAGAACACGGACAGTCGTTCCGTGTTCCAACTGTCGATCATCTGGTTCATCGCGTTCAGCGCGTCCTGAGACGTTTCTGCCGAAGGCACTTCGCCTTCAGCCAGAACGCCTAGCAGGCGCAGAGAACCGTTGATGATGTCGCCGGCAGTAGCCATGACTTAGTCTTCCTGCTTAGCGCGGGGGCGTCCTCGGCGCTTGGGGGCCGCCAGTTCGTTTACGACTTCTTCTTCGTCGTCGTAATCGTCTGCCGCCGCTTCCGGCGTGTCTGGATCATAGCGCATCCAGCCGTGCATTTCATCATAATCCGCTTCGTGTTCGCTAATTGCGACCTTAGCGCCATGAACGGGGTGTACCATGTAAATTACGGCCATAAAAACCTCTTAGAATGGACGGCCCGAAGGCCGCCCATCTTTTTAGCTGATCGCCATGAACTGCCACTTGGTGCCGTCCGCGTAGAACAGCTTGCCCTTGCCAGTTGCGTTGGTCGTGATACCAAGCGAACCGGCGGGGGCCGAAGTGGTGGTCGAGTTGGCGGTGATCGCGGTGCTCAGGATGTAGACGCCAGCGTTAGCATTGGCGGCGACAACGCCCGAGGTGGCCGACGAGGTCACAGTGTCAGCCGTCAGCGCGCCGGTAACCGAAACGCTTTCGAACTGCGGGTCAGCGTAAGCAACGCCGACTGCTTTGGTGTTAGGCATAGAACCCTCCAAAGGAAATGGCCCCCGCAGCTAAGCGGGGGCCGAACAAATTACATCAGGAACGCCGACCAAGTCGCGTCGCCGGTCTTGACGAACTTGTAGGTGTAAGCGCCAAAACGCGGCACCGTCACCGAACCGTAGACGGTCACGCCCGTACCGGCGGTAACCGGAACGGTCGAGGACGAACCCGTGTTGTTGTTGTTGCAGATCGTCAGGTTGAACGACGAACCAACCTTGGCCGACGGGATAGCAGCGTCAAGCTGGGTGCCCGTAGCGGTCGTGACGGTCAGGGTAGCGTCGCTTGCCTTCTGGCAAACAACCAGACCAACAGCCATCTGAGCGGCGGTCAGGGTGGTGTCGCCGGTCAGGGTGGTCGGGATCGACTGAACGCCGAGGACGGCTTCGGTCAGGTTACCGTCGCCAAGCTGGTAGCCACCAGCACCATTAGGAAGAGCCATGATAAATCTCCTATAAGAAGTTGCCCCCGACCGAAGCCGGGGGCGGTGTTAGATTAGCCCCAGAGACGGCAAGCCATCTGCGGACGAATGGTGCTGTAGCCGTACAGAACGTCGATACGGCAGGGCATACGGTCGTTGTTGATGTCGTACTGACGGACAACGCGGAGCGAGATGCCGTTGTGGACCTGACGCGAAGCCATGTCGACGCCCTGCGGGAGCAGAAGGTCGGCGGTGGCGAAGGTGATCGCGTCCTTGTGGTACACGAGGTTCTGCGCGTACTGCGACGAAGCCGCACCGACGAACACGACAGCCTTGCTGTTGCCCGGCAGAGCGTTGACGGTGGCAAGAGCGTGGTCGGCCGAGTAGATCGGCGAAACCGTGATCGAGCCAGCGCCCGAGCCGTTCAGGGTCACGTCAGACAGAGCGACGAACTGGAACAGCGAACCGGTGCTTTCACGGGTCTGCGGGTTGACAGCGTAGCAGTCAGCAACGGTGAACACGTCGCCGGCCTTGACAGTGGCAGCCGCGCCAGCGCCAGTGATCGAGATCGTGGTGGCGCCTTCCGAGGTGACAGCAGCCGAGGTCGTGCCGCCGGTGGCGGTACGCGAACCGGTGGTGAACTGCTTGATCGACTGCGACATGTTGATTTCGTCGAAACCAAGCACGCCGGTGCCCATCAGGCCGTTCTTGAACTGCTTGCTGATGGTGTCGGTCGGGTTGAAGAGGCCCTTCATGCCTTCGACCAGACCAGCGTTAGCAGCCGGGTTAACGGTTGCGTAGCGCGGCGACATCACAGCGGCGTTTTCGTTCAGCTTCTGCTGGGCGGCCAGCAGGACAGCCGAAGTAGCCGGCGTGGTGCCCGGGGTGCCGACCGAGTTACCGATGGTCTTGAACGCGTTGGCAACGTCCGCGTCAATCGACGAGGCAAGCTGCGAGATACGCGGCTTCAGAACGCGCTCGGCGAAGTCGTCGAGCTGCATGGTCAGTTCGGCGGTGGTGAAGTTTACGCCGATGTGCTTCTGCGAAGCAACGGTCAGGGTGGTGAACTGTTCGTTGTCGTCCTGAACCTGCAGGGCGGCACCGTCGGTAACCAGAGCGCGGTCCGGCAGGCGGATACGCAGGGTCGAACCGATCTTGGCGCCTTCGACGGCGAAGCTGTCGTCGTACTGGCGGTTCACGTTGCGGGTGAGCACGAGGTTGTTCTCGAGGATTTCGAGAGCCTTCCGCGTGATCATGTCGATAGTAAGAATGCTGTTGGACATGGTGGTAATCCCAAATTAGCGGTTGCGTTGTGCCTCGTACTTCTTGATCTGCCGCAGCCGTTCCGCTTCGATCCATTCCGACGTGCTCATCGACTTGGTCGAACGAGGGTCGGTGGTGTCAAACGCGGGCGAACCAGTGGTCCGGGCGGTGACAGGAGCAATCGGTGCCGGGGCGTTGGAGGTTTTCTTGACCGGAGGAGCAGCACCAAGCTGCGCTTCGATCTTTCCAATTTCCCGAGCCTGCAAGATCGGGTCCAGACGCGAAATGCGTGCGGCGTCCTTCGGATTGCTCCCGAGGTGATAAAGCACGTCGGGTCCGATGTCAGACGCTTGAATTGCTCTAGCCATCGCTTCGGTGACGGGAAGTTCGGGGTTGTAGGCGACCATTTCAAAGTCGTCGTACTTGTCCCGCGCTGCCTCTTCACGTTCGTGATAGGCGTCAAGCAATGCGCGCTGCTGGAGTTCCGCCTCGCGGCGTGCCAGCAGTTCCTCGGCCTTACGCTCTGCTAACGCATCGGCGTAATCCTCGTAGGTCTCAAATTGCTCTGGAACCAGATCGACCGGCTGTTGCCGGGCTTGCTGTTCCGCGAGCCTTTGAGCCTGTTCGCGCTCCCACTTGCGCTGCTCTCTTGCAAGACGCTTGCCAACAATGGCGTCCAATTCTTCTTGCGTGAAGGTCTTGGTCGCTTCCTGTTCGACAGGCTGCTCTTCCGGCGTTTCGTTTTCTACAGGCTCGACTGCTGCCGTGGCTTCGAGTTCTGGCGCGGGCACTTCCGCTAGTTCAGGAGCATTATCGCTCATTTGGTTTTGACCCTTTCAAGTCACCTGATGTTCCGCATCAGTACGGTTAAAGGCCAGACTACATCATTTGTTGCAGGCTGGCAATCTTGGTTACACACGGACAAATTGAATTGACTGTATGAATATGTCGTCCGTGGTCGTTGCGCGGGTAAAATAAGCGCCAAACAAATTGCTGACCGCTGGAGCAGCTACCGTGGCGACTAGTGTGGTCGTGTAGCTTGGTGTTAGCGCCACAGGAGTAAGAGGTCCGCCCCCAGCAAAACCGACTGCGTAAGAGGCATTCAGCGTTTCAGATGCAGGCGAACGCGCCGTGATGTAGATTTCGTAATTCACGCCGACTTCAAGTGGGTGCAAAACAGTTGCGCTTACTTTAGGCAGCATGATGTGCATCGGCGATTTGGCGCCGGTCATGGTCGGCTTAATGACAATTGAGTCACTTCCGTTATATCCACATTCGTACCCGGCATCATTGACCGCATTACCTGCGTTATTAACAATGTTGGATGCCGTAAGCGTAACGCCAGACTGGTTAACATTAGGAGCGTCTGTGTTGCGAAACTTATTGTAATGCAACGAAGACGGAATGGTTATGTCATAATCTGCGTTATGCGTGTTGTTATAGATCGGCTTGAAATAGTCGCCTTCAATTTTTAGAAGTATACCTTCAGCGGCGGGTACGCCGGTCGTCCCTACGTCATACAGCTTTACGCTGCGGGCCGGATTGTTTCCGTCAAGATAATAAATAAAGTCAGAATAGTTGGAATGCCCATCAATGCGGTTGTCTTGGCATACGATGCTTAATGGCGATCCGGGTACGTTAGGGCCATATTGCGGGCACCCCACATTGGTCATGTCAATTGCGCCAGATGCGACAGCAGCCGCCGACTGTTCAATGTAGTTGTCGTAAATGCGAATATGGCGCGAACAACTTTTAATATGCGTTGCCGCGGCGCCTGAAATCAAAATATCGTTGTTCTCAATATGATTTTGAGAACCAAACGTGCCGGTGCTAATTTCAAGGATTTGATAGCTGGCAGCGCTTCTGAAGCGGTTCAGCACTACGCGGCCAATATCGCAGCCTTGCATCATAAGATTGATGTCAAACTCTAATACTCTGCAGTTTTCAATCAGATGGCCGAACACCTTGCTCATAGAAATGCCGGTGCCTACACCAAACGAACGCGCGGCTAACGTGCAGCTTCGGATTACCGGCTTTTTAATAAACGGTGTCGGCCCAATTTCAGCAATAGCTTTGGTTTCGTCGTTCAGGCGGATTGGGTAGTCCGCTGAAAGACGCAAGTTTTCAATCGTTACGCCGTCAATTTCTTGGTACGGAGCCGTAACGTCTTGCACCATCTTGAAAATGCCACCGCCGACAGCGGTATTAGTGATGACTGTGCTGTCGCTAAATTCGCCTCCGTTTGAGCCAAAAACGTGTTGGCCCGGACGCAATTGAATTGCGGTTGTAACCTTATACTGCCCTTCCGGCACCCACACTTCTAGGTTTGCTGCAACAGCAGCGACAAATGCCGCAGTGCTATCCGCAACGCCAGTCGGATCAGCTCCGTAATCCAGCACGTTAGCTGGAGCGGAAGTAATCATCGAGTAAGTGACTTTGGTCAGAGACATAACTGTCAGCCTTATTTAGAAAACGCCTGCAATTCAGCGTTGGTTAGCCGTTGCGGGTAATAATTTAATTTGCGTATATGCCCGTCCAGATAAAAAATTCCGGAAAGATTGCCTAAGTCAAGCCGGTTAACCGAGGGCACAGAGCCAGAACTATCAGTAAGAGGCGTCAAGCTGTTTACACTGGCTGCAAAACTATTTGCTTTATACCCAAGCGCAATTTTAGCCGTTGCGCCTGCCGTATAGACTCCAGTTTGCGCTAAGTCTGCTTGGCTGACGCCGCCTACAGCTACAGACCCTATCCATAGATTATTAAACGCCGCCACATTGATAGTGTTGGATGTAGCGCCGTCATTAGCCGAAAGAACCCAATAAAGCAGTGACCCGCTAGGCGGGCTAAACGAACTAGCCTCGACCACAAAAGCGCCTTCGCTGGCATTATACCAACTGCTGAAGTTGGTGCCGGTCATTTGCACAACATCAGCGTTGCGCGTTAGGCTGCTCGTGGTCGTGGGGATGTAGCTGGTGGCGAAAGAACCTGCTTCAAGCTGTGCGCCCCAGATAAACCCGGTCCGTCCGTTGGTAACGAATAGAGACCCGTCAGCGTCTGTGAACGTAGCAAACAGCGTAAAGGCGGTGGTAGACCGCGTGGTAAACGTCACCGAGCAGCGGTACCAATCCTGCCCATAGTTTTCGATCTTGGCCGAAACATTGACGTACCCTGCGTTTACAAGCGCAGTGGAGCCGACAGTACCGTTTGCCAAATTAAACCAATACCGATTGCCGTCTGTCCCGTCAAACACAGTGATATTGGCAAACGTCGCGGTATCTTTTTTGAAAAAACACGTCAAGGTATACGCCGTGTTCGCCAACAGCGTAGCCGTTTGCCGCGAAAAAGCGCCAAACCCGCCGCTTGTCACCGTAAAAGTATCTGCATTAGTACCGCCGTCTGGGGAAGTGACGGTGTCGGGTGTGATGCTGTTGGTGCCAACAGTCCACGGCGAAGTGTTAAACGCGGCGGATTGCAAAAACAGATTTTGGCGCGCTTCTTCAATCAGCAAGCCTTTGCAGACTTTGGTGACGGGATCAAAATCAAACCGCGGAAGGTCTGCATTTACAGTTTCAATAAACCCGCTGCTGTTAACACGCGTAGCTGTATTGAGCGCGCGCGTTACTGTCACTCGTGGATCGAGCGTGGCGGTGGTAAAATCCAACGCAAGGCGCGGGAGCACTCGTTCCGTAGCGGTAGGGCTATACGCTGGTGTGATCAAGGCGCTATACCCCCGGCTGAATTGGAATGGAGTAGTCTATGAAGGTCGGTTTAGCGTACCCGCTAAAATTATACGCAAAACCAGCGGTATTAGTCAGCACAAGATCGTAATTTCCGTTAAAATTAATTGCGCTAGTAACGCTTAAATTGGCGGGTTTGTTGCCGGTGATGTACACATCGCCGCCGCGCATAAGAACGCGCAGACCTACCCGCGTTGTGCCGTTCTCAAAAATTAAAACGTCGACGGCAACGATATTAGGCGCTTTGGCTTCGCAAAGAATGGTCGCGCTTGCACCTTGATTAATGGAAAAGTTTGTTAGTTCGGTTTCTTCGTCCTCGATAAACCGAACTTGGCCAGTCCCGCTTTGCGACCATTTAGTTGTAAAATTGCCCGCGTAGTTATCGACATTAACAAAGCTATTAGTTGCTTCAACGCCGAGCGTGACGACTGCGTAGGAACGCAGCGTACCCATAGAAATGCGGGAGTTTGTAGCGACCAGACCCTTGGCGCAGTTAGATGCGATAAATAGCGCGCCGATAGATGCTTGGCAATTTTCAAGCTCCATCACATTGGTGGAAATGTTTTCGCCGTATGCTTGGTCAACCGACAAAACGGTAAGGTTATAGTCGGCACCGCCAATTTGCCACCCAGCAACTGACTGGTTGGAACTGTCGCAACTCGTAAACGTAATGGTCACGCCGGCCACCTTGAAACCGACTAGGCCGCCGTTTGCAACACAATTATTAAAAATAATTACGTTGTTGAAAAAGCCGTTGGGGCCAAGATCATTAAGAATGAACGGCGGCGAAGAGGTTATGTTGGTGTAATCAAAAGCGTAATCGCAGTTGTGAAAACGTACAAACTCGAGATAGGCGTATACGGTTTTTTGGTGCCGTATGCCGTATTGAAATCCTTCGCCCGCAATGTTCTTAAATATCGTAAAAGTGCCGTTAGTGGCGTAAAAAGCCGTTTCAGCCGACCCGCCAGATGAGTTAAGAACCGAAAAGTTTTCAAACTGCTTAACTGCGTCATTGTTGCCGCCAACTTTTTCAAACAGCTTTGCGGAAGTTTGCGTTAGCGCAAACACGGTGCCGATTGCGTAAAGATTATCAACGCCGTCACCAAAAAGATGCAGCGGCTTATCGCCGTCATAAGTAAGCCCCGTAACGGCATAAACGCCCGCTGGTGCGTAGAGAGAGTTTCCGTCTGTTTGGGCGTAATCAATAGCAGCTTGAATGGCCGTTGTATCGTCAGCCACGCCATCGCCGACAGCGCCGAAGTCTTTGACCGAGACGTACTGAGCCAGCTTGTCTTGCACGTTTGTAGCAACGCCGCCAGTAAACGGCGGGTCATAAGCCACAATGTCGGCGTTGACAGCGCCGGTGGTGGTCTGGACTGCGGTGGTGAACTTGACTTCGGCACCGACATGCAGCCCCGACGTGAACGTCACGGTGTTGCTGTCCGTCTCCAGATAGCTGTCGCCGACATACTGGTTCACACCGTCGATGTAGACGGACAGCGAGTTGGTGCCGGGCGTGTAGTTAATCGTCGAGAGGTTGAACACGGTCTGGCCGGCAGTGGCCGTGATGACCTCTTCCTGCACCGTGTAGTTGACGAAGTTCGAGTTGACGCCCGTGATGTTGTCGTAAGACCCGATCAGGATGCCGTTCGAGGTTTCGATGACGAACTTGTAGACCAGACCATCGGTCAGCCAAATCTCGCCGCCCGGCACGCGGCCGGCGCTGTCCAGCACAATTGGATTGCTGTGCGGCGTGACGCCAGCAGCGCTGGTGTACGTGGCCTGCGGCGTGGTCGTGCCAGCCGCATAGGTGTAAATCTTACCCCCGGACAGGATAACGCCGTTGTTATCGAAGAACTGCGCTGCGTAACCGCCAATAGGGGAAGGATTAACCGACATGTTTAGACCCCGAGATTGCCAGCCGCGACAAAGGTGTTGGCGACAGGACAGATAAGCGAAATGACGGCATACTGGCCCATGGTGCTGAACAGCGACGAGTAAGACACCAGCGTCTGCCCGTTAGCTGCCACAGTGACCTTACCGGCGCCGCCCTGAATGATCGTCACGTTAAAGCCAGCGCCAAGACCGGCAGCGCAGTTGATCGTCGTAGCCGAGCCGTTGGTGCAGTAGATGACCTTGCCGTTGTCGGTAGCCGACAGCGTGCGAGTGGTCGTGCTTTCCGTGACGATAACACCAGTCAGCATCTGCTGAACGGTGACCTTCTTGGTCGTTGAAGACTGAACCGCCGGCAATTCTTCGGTCAGTGCAAGCGGCGTAGTAACCGCTGGAAGCTGGGAAATCTTAAGGTCAGCCATGGGTTACTCCAAAAGCAAAAGACCCCCGTCCTCTTGGACGAGGTTATCGCCGTTTTCGGCAAGCAGATTGTTCTGAACGGTCGCGCTGGCGTAGCCGGACAAGAAGCTGATGATGCTTCCTAGCCCGAGGGCGATACCGTTACGGAGCGCGCCGCCGAACCCCACGGCTTAGTTCCGATTGATCGGCTTGGCGTAGATCGTTCCGCCAGTAGACACCTGAATGGCGCTAACACGCCACGGTGCGCCCGAGGTGTTAGTCGGCAGCACGAACGGGATCGGCGTGAACGGCGGGATCGGCGTGCTGGCAGTGGTCGCCACGGCGCCGACGCCGACTTCGACGTAACACGGCTGGTCCGACCAAACCACAACGCCCTGCGGGCCCGGGTTCCAAGCGGTCGTGTTGCCGGCGGTGCCGGTGTAGGATGCGGTATAGGCCGGGAAGTCAGCCTTGCTGCAAGGATTAAGCAGTTCCATAAGTCAGCCTCACGCCAAAAATTTCAGTTTGTAGAGCGTAGTGTAATACAGCCCAAAAATCTCGTCGATGATATTCTGGAGCGGGGTGCACTCCTTATCGACGACCTTATACCGCATTTCCTCAAGGTCGTCCACTTGACCTTCAAGGAACTCGACGATGTTGCTGGTTTTCTTGGCCGACATCAGCGAAATCGGCCCAATCA